CAAGCAAAACTCTGATATGACATGGCAAAAATACAAATTAAATCTGAGAAACTTTCTCCTTTTGGNTATCAATACAGCGAAATCATCCGTTCGCTTATGAGCGTTTATTTCTGCGGCGGCTCATGCATAGAGGATGTCACCTCTCATCTGATGTACCACCTCTCGCTTCATCCGACACTTCGCACATGCAGTGCCGACACGATTCTCAGAGCCATAAAGGAACTGACCCAGGATAACATTTTCTACACATCCGACACTGGCAAGACCTACGACTTCAACACGGCAGACAAGCTGAATACACTGCTCCTCAATTGCCTGTTGGCCACAGGGCAGCTGAAAGAAGGCGAGGGGTATGACGTTGAGATCGGAAGAGCGGTTCAG